AGGACCTGGAGCACATGGTGCGCTGGGAGCTGGGGATGCCCGACCTGTGGAACGAGATCGAGGTCGAGCGCGAGCGGTTGCTCGAAGAGGAGCGCGAGCAGCGCGAACGTGAACGCATCGAAAGGCAGCAGGCACAGTGGCGACGCAAGGCAATCCTCGACGCAATCCAGGACAAGGCGGTGGCGGCAACGCTGGTCGCAGTGATCCTCGGCTACGCGTCGCTGCTGACGTTGACAATATGGTTGCACAGGCAGAACGCTCTGCCCTCATGGTTGCGCTCGTGATCCTGCTTGCCGTCGTCATCGCGATGTCGCTGCGCCTGTTGGTGCTTGAGATCGATGTCAAGGTGATGAGCGAGGCCGAGCGGATAACCGGCGGGAAAATTGAGAAGATTCGCCGACAGATTCAAGACTGTAAGAAGGACGACTGATGGACAAGCTACTCGAGATTTTGAAGGGCGTGGCCCCCGCGCTCGCCACCGTGGCGATGGGCCCGGCCGGCGGGGCGGTGGTCTCCGCGATCGCCAACCGCCTGGGTGTAGCCAACGAGGTGGAGGCGGTGGCGCAGGCGATCGCCGACGACCCCGAGGCTGCGCAGAAGCTGGCCGCGATCGACCTCGAGCAGTTCAAGGCCGAGGCTGCCGACCGGGGCAACGCGCGCGATCGCGAGGTGGCGATCGCCACGGCGCCGGATGCGCCGCTCATCAACAAGACGGTTACACCGGTGCTCGCTCTCGGCACCGTGGGGGCGAGCTTCCTGCTCTTCGGGCTCATCATCTTTATGAAGAACCTGGACCAGGGCCAGCAGAACATCCTGATCTACGTGCTGGGTGCGCTCAACGCGGCCACGGTGCAGGTGCTCTCGTATTACTTCGGCGCCTCGCACGACCACAAAAAAGACATCAACCCTAGCCCCCTCGAAACAAAATGAACCTGACCCCGCACTTCACCCTGGACGAGCTCACGCACACCGATCACCGTGACCTGGACAACACGCCCAACGAGCAGGAGATCGAAAACCTGAAGCGCCTCGCCGACTTCCTCGAGCAGATCAAGGTCGCGCTCGGCGGCAAGCCGATCATGGTCAACAGCGCTTTCCGCTCCAAGGCGGTGAACGACGCGGTCGGCAGCAAGGACACGAGCCAGCACCGCACCGGCTGCGCGGCTGACATCCGCGTGCCCGGCATGACGCCGGACGAGGTGGTGAAGGCGATCCGCGCTTCAGGCCTGGCCTACGACCAGGTGATCCGCGAGTTCGACCGCTGGACACATGTCTCGGTGCCCAACACACCGGCCGATGCCGCGCGCAAGCAGGCGCTCATCATCGACAAGGCCGGCACCCGAGCCTACGCGTGATTGATCCGACGCTCGTTGGCTGCTGGCTGGAGGCGGTCGAGCACTGCTTCGCGGCTCTCGAGCTTCTCACGCAAAGCCTCAACATCGCGCTGTAGCGCCTTGATTAGCTGGTCCTTGTAGTGCCAGGCCAGCATCTCTCCGGCGCTGAATCCGCGTGTGTAGCCAGGGGCGTAGAGCAGCCCATCCTTCTCACTGAAGTGCCACCCGGGCCAGTGCTCCATGCCTGGCAGCCGGCCGGTGCCGGCGCGCAGCGCAATGATCGCGGCCCAGGGCGGCGCAGTCTGCCCCGATAGCCAGCGCTTGACGGTGTCGGGGGACACGCGCAAGAATCGTTCAGCGAAGCCGGGCCCACCGATCGCGTCGATGAGCTCGGCGATTTCGGCCTGTTTTTCAAGGCGTCTGCGCTCGTTGACCTTTAGCATTCTGGAAGCATACCTTTAGCAATTGGTAAAGTCCAGCTCTGCTAAGTCGTTGCGTATAATGTATATTCTGCTTCAGCAAAATGTAAAGTCTGCCCGGGCGTTGCCCCTTGCAGACTGCCTCGAAAACTCTCGAGGCTACGCGATGACTTTTCGCATGTGCTAAAGCCTACACCGCTTTGGGCGCCGCTTCAAGGGGCAGTTCTACGGTTGATCCACAGCGCGAGCAGAAACATCACCAGCACGGCGATCGCGATGACCGACGCGGTGAACGCCACCTCGGCCAGGAGCCGGCCGAACCCAAAATAAAAGCCGTCGGCGATGGTGTTTTCGCAGGTCATTTGCTACTCCTCTTCCTTCAGGACCGCAAGCAGCTTCTCCAGGTAGTGGATGCCCTTCGAGATTTCCTGCGGGCTTTGATCCTTCGACCCCATGCGCATCACGTACTTCAACGCGCCGGCCCGGTAGGCACCGATGCGCTGCTCGCGCGGCCAAGTGTCCACCACATCCCACGGCTGCACGCCCATGTTGAGGTAATGGTCGCCGCCCTCCTGGCGCTTGCGCAGGACGGGCTCGGACACCTCGCGGTACTCGCCCGGCTTAAGGTATTGCTGTGTCCAGCTCATTGCTTGCCTTTCATGTAGTCCAACAAAATATCTTGCACGCCACGCTTGCTCGCGTAGCGCTCGAGCACAACCTCGTCGAGGGTGCCCTCGGCGGTGATGTAGTGGATGAACACCGGGCGGTTGTTGCCGGCTTGCATCTGGCGCACGGGCCCGACGCGTTCAATGATCTGGTCGTGGGTCTCGAGTCCCCACCAGGCGCTGTAGAAGGCGACGATGTTGGTCACGTTCTGCAAGCCGTCGATGCCGTGGCCCAGGCTCTGCGGGTGCGCGATGCCGAGCGGTGACTTGCCGGCCTTGAACTTCGCCATGCCGGCGTCCGTCGACAGGTCCACGGCCTTGGGAAACGCCTTGAGGATGCGCTCGCGATCGGGCACCCACCAGTAGCTGCACAGCACCGGCATGCCGTTGGCCTCTTCGATGATGTCCTCGAGCGCCGACAGTTTCTCGTCGTGGATCGCGGCCCAGGTCTTGCGCTCGGAGTCGGTGTAGACGCTGCCGCTCGCCATCATCAGGCACTTCGTCGACTTGCTCGCCGGGTTGAAGGCCTCGATGTCGTGGCCGTCGATCTGCGTGAAGAACTCGCGCTCCATCTCGCGGTACTTGGCGAGCGCCTTGGCCGGCAGCTTCACGTTCACGCGGTTGACGATCGGCTTCTCGAGGTCGAACCAATCGGCCGGGTCCAACGTCAGGCAGATGTCCTTGAGCTGCTTCTGGATCAGCGGCTGCGTGTATTCGGTGGGCAGCCAATCGAAGTAGCCGTCGTCGTTGCGCACGGGCCTGAAGAACCGCTCTTCGAATGCGCTATACGTGCGTCCCAGGCGGTGGCCTGCGTCGAGGAACCACGTTTGTCCCCAGAGGTCCTTCAGGCCGTTGCTCGCCGGCGTGCCGGTGAGGTTGACCCAGCGCTTGACCTTGGGCGTGTGCGCGAAGCGCGCGAGGGCCTGCGCACGCACGCCGCCCTGCTTGAGTCTGAACCCCTTGAGCTTGGTGCTCTCGTCTGCGATGACATTGGCAAACGGCCAGCGGCCATCGAGCTGCTCGACGAGCCAGGGCAGGTTCTCGTAGTTGATGCTGTAGACCTGGGCGTCGCGGCGCATCGCGGCCTTGCGCTGGCTCACGTCGCCGATGATGGGCACGACCTCGAAGCCGTCGAGGTGCGTCCACTTGGTGGTCTCCTCGGGCCAGGTGTCGCGTGCCACGCGCAGCGGCGCCATCACCAGGGTGGGCTCGCTCTCGCCGGCCAGGTTGTGGATCGCGTCGAGCACGTTCAACGACGTGATCGTTTTGCCCATCCCCATGCCAGCCCACAGCGCGCAGCGCGGGTGCTCGGCGATGAACTGCGCGCCGATCTTCTGGTAGGGGCGGGGGGTGAACTGCTTACGCATGGGGCCGTGCGTTTTGCCAGTTGGTCTTGATTTCCTCGAACCGCGCGGTCGGGTATGGGCAATAGTCCGGGACCTGGACAACGCACCAGACGCTGGCGAACTGGCCGCGCGCCCGCTCGGGCAACTGCCACCTGTCGATGTATGCGTCCACCATGTTGCCGAGTGCCTTGCGTGCAGCTTTCTGGTCCTTGAGCTGGGGCAGCGCCTCCAGGATTTCGCGAATGGTCAGGCCGTCGGGGTGGCGGCGCAGCAGCTCGCGGATCGCGGGGTGATTCGATTTTCTCACGACAACAACGCCTCCACGCCCTCGAGCGAATCAATGACACGGACGTCCTGGCCGACGCGACGCATGCGGGTGTGCTCGCGTGCCTGGTGCGGCTCGGGCTTCATGCCTGGCGCCTTGAGCTCCACCCACACGCCACGCGCGGGGCGCAGGTGGATCACGTTGCGGCCGCCCTCGAGCCCGGTGATCGTCTGCCGGGCGGGGATCATCACGAAGCGATCGGGTGCGCCACGGCGGCCGATCCACTTCACCTTGCGAATCTCGCCACCCATCGCGGTGACGCGCTTGACGAGGTAGTCCTCGATGTCTCTTTCACGCATGGTGCGGTTTCCTGTTCTTTGCTCAATTGTCATAGGTTGGTAGAACTTGCAGGTGGTCGGGGTTGATGCAGCGATGGTTGTGGCACATGTGATCGATCTCGTGCCCCTCGGGCACGGACCCGTTGAAGTGCTCGAACATCAGGACATGCGCCAACTTTTTCTTGTGCTTGCCACCAGGCAGTCGCACGCTGATTCGCGGGTAGCCGACGTTGGGGCGGGACAGCGGGCCGTCGTGCTCCCAGCATGCCTGGCCGTTCTCCGGCTCGGCGGTGTGCGCGACCAGGCGGTGGTAGAGGTCTTGATAAATCACGGCTCGTCGTAGCCTTTGCCGAAGCCAATCGACACGTGCAGCCAGGTGAACTGCACGTCGATGGTCAACGCAAACGGCCAGCGGCTGACGTAGAAACCAAGGCCGAGGCTTTGCGTGACTCCGAACGTAAAACGATCTCCTGAACCCATGATCAGTCCTTTCTGTAGCGGGTTGTTTCAAAGCCGGCAGCTGCCAGCGGCAGGCCCTCGGCCCAGGGCGGCACGCGCGACATCATCTCGGCCAGCGCCTCGTGGCTGTAGTCGTCGGTGTCGGGTGTCTCGGTCAGCAATTCATCGTGAACCGAGAGCACGATCTCGTAGCCGGCGTCCTCGATGGCCGGCATGTTGTAGGCCAGCACGTCGCGAGCGAAGGCCTGGGTGATGTTCTCCACCAGCTTGCCGCCGTAGGTCTTGATGCGAGCCCAGCGCCGGGTGTACTGATTCACCCCCATGTAGGTGATCTGCTCGTTCTCCTCGATGCGCGGCTGCAAGTAGCAGAGCACGCGGCCACTGGGCAAACGGATGCGCAGCCAGGCGCCATCGCGCTGGATCACCAGGCTGCGCACGGTGAAGCGCACGCCCGGGTTGCGGATCGCCTGGCGCACGGTATCGCCAATGCTTTTCCACAATGCCGTTGTCATCGGGTGAGCTTCGCGCCATGCGTGCTTCAAAACCTCGCAGGCGACGTAAACGCTCTGGGTGAGGCCCAGGGTACGGCGATTCTTTTTGGCCCACTCCCAGACCCCATACGCGCGTGCCAGGGCATCTTTGGGGGCGGTCCTGTGGACGGCATCGGCGAGATCGTCGAGGTCCATGTCATAGACCGCAGCAAACGTGATGAACGCAGCGACACCGCCCTCGTAGCCGAGACCGAGCTCCATCACCTTGCCGATCTGGCGCATCCACTTTTCGACCTTGGCCGGGTCCACGTTGAACGCCCGGGCGTAGGCCATGACATAGAGGTCGAAGCCGGTGCCGTTGTCGTAGGCGCCAAAGGCCTTGAGCTTCCACTCCTCGCCGGCCAGCCATGCAAGGCCACGGCCTTCGATGTTGGACAAGTCGGCGATGGGCAACTTCTTGCCGGGTGGCGCGACGATGCAGCCGCGCACGGCGTTGGCCGTGAGGCCCATCACGTCGTTGAAGACGAGATCAGCCGAGCCCGCCTTGAGCGCGGCGATGCCCTGGTCGAGGTATTCCTTGAGCCGGCCCTCGGCATCCTTGAACGAGATGTTGAAGTGATCGGCCACGAGCTGGATGTTGGGCCGTGGCATGTTCTGCGGCTGAAACACGCGACCGGCCCAGCGCGATGTGCGAATGGCGCCAGCAAATTGCAGCGTGTTGCGCAGCCGGCCGTCCTTCGACACGGCCCGGGTCAGCGCGGTGTACTTGGCCGTTGATGTCTTCGTCGCCTCGAGGCGAATCGAGATCAGCAGCTTGACGCCCTCGGGCAGCTCAGGGTCCTCAAGCCGGCGGCGCAGGGTGTCTGCGCGCATGTCGGGGAGCTCGACGCCGTAGTGCTCGAGGATGTGCTTGAGGAGCTCGTCGCGCTTGGATACGCTCGTGACGGCGCCGTCGGTGAGCTCAACGACCTCGGCCTTCAGACGCTGCTTTTCGCGTTCTGCCGCCTCGGTGGCCGAACGGGCGAGCTCCAGGTCGACGGCGAAGCCACGGTCGTTGATGCGCTGGTCGAGATGCCACAGGGCCAGCTCTGCATGACCATCCCGGTAGTTCCACTTGGGCAGACGACCGTCGATGGCTCGCATGGCGACGATGTCCTGGCGCGAGTATTCGAGGAACTCAGCCCATTCGGCGGGGTGTGTCTCACGGGTCTTCCTCCTGATCTTCGAGCCCTTGGGCCCGGGCTTACAAAACATCTGGATGAGCTGCTTGCCGCGCTTGTCCTTCGCCTGGTCGTCATCGAGACCAAGCACGATGCCGACCTTCTCGAGGCCACCGGGCAGGCCGTGCAGCATGGCCTTGATCATCGTGTCGCGCCAACGCTCGACGGGCACGTCGATGCCCCAGACGTTGCGCAGCAGCGTGCGATCGAAGTGACTGTTGTGCGCGACGACGATGACGTTGGGGTCCTCGAGCAGGTCGAACAGCGGTTGGAGGGGGTTGGTCTTGCAGACGTCGGGGATGGCAGTGACGTCCAGCACCTGCGGCTCGCCGTCATCAACCGCCCACTGCGCGATCGTGATCTCGGTGCTCGGGTGCTCCGCGTATGCGTGGGTGCTGTGCTTCTTGAGATCACACTCGCTGTAGGTTTCGCAGTCAAACCAGAGCGTGGTCATACCGACATCCCATCGAGGCGCTCGGGGAAGAGGGTGTGCGCAATCTGCTCGAGCACAAGGTTTTGCAGAAAGCGCAGCATGGCCTCTTCTCTGCCTTGCCAGCGGTAGAGATATTCCTGGGGCGTCGTGAGCCGGACCGCCTTGAACTCTTGGCCTCCGAACTCGACGACCAGGGTGCTGCGGTAATACTGCGGCCTCGCGCTCACCGTGTGGTGCATCGGGATGTTGCCCTCCATGAGGGGCTCGAAGAGGTGTTGATTGATGCTGTGCATGTTGCTTCCTGTTTTTTGGTGAGGGCCGCTGGCCTTGCCAGTGGACGTAATTCGCGGCGAGAACTTCTCGCTGTACCTTTGCGGCCCTCAACAAAAAACACCCGTTGCCTCACATGCCGCCTGGACTTTTCAACCGGCCGGCGGTGCGAGCACCCCGCAGCGCTGCAATTCCAAGGGTGCGCTGCGGTTAGCCTGCGAGGCCTGTGTGCCGGGTGGGTGAGTCCCGGCTTGGGGAGGTTTGGCCGGTCCCTTTGAATCAGGCCAGGTCGTCGGCGGTGGCGCCGTCTTCCACGCTGTCGAACTCGTCGCTCGAGGCCGGGCTGCCACCGCCGAAGCTGTCGCCATCGCGGAAGAACTGCACGCCACGGATCTGCGCGTTGATGCGCTTGCCGTAGGAGTTGTCCTGGGCCCAGAGCTCAATGCTCGCGTTCACGTAGCAGCCGGCGTAGGGGCGGCCGTCTGCCTCGGTGAGCGGGCTCTTGTTGCCGTCGATCACAGTGGGGCGAGCGCTTTGCTTGGCGCGCGTCGACACGAAGAAGTTGCCCTCGAAGCCGTCGTATGCGCTCTTGGTGTCGCCGTCGTGCAGCGCGAAGCGATCCTTGGCCTGGACCTCTTTCTTGATCGTGGGCCACTTCTCGCCCCACTTCTCCTTGCCCACGGCCTCCTGGGCCTTCTG